CTAAGCCAAGATTTGTGCGAGCCGTCGATGCGCTCAACAGATCACTCAGGTTGTTGCTCGGCTGAACTATGTCACCGCCTGCCGCAGTGGCGAAGACAGTGGCTGCGCCGCTGAGATTGATTGCCGCCCCAGATGCAGAACTCTCGCTCGGTGTCCGAGAAAGCGTAGTGCCAGACGCCGTGTAGACGCCTGCGCCGATTTCCCAGTTCGATCCGTCCTCGATGACGTAGCGAACTGTTTGCCCATCAGTGACGCCCGCAGCCGCGAAGGATTGGTATCCTGTCACCGCAGAGCCGAGCGTAATCGTGCCTGTGCCTGTGGTAGCCGTCGCCATCTTGGCGCGGTTGACGAGCGTCACCATGTCTTGTCACCTCAAGCGATCTGAAGAACGCCGTTCGCCGCCGAGAAGTCGACCGTGAGGCTGTCGCCATCGTTCAGCGTGAGGGACGAGCCGTAGTCGTAGTAGCCGATCAGAGGGTCGGCCGGCGTCGTCACCGTGTCGTTGTAGATGTAGACGTAGCGGAACGGGCCAGTCGTGCCGCCGGTCGAGGTGAGCGTGATGTCGGCCAGCACCAGCTTGTAGGTGCCGCCGGTCTGCGTCGACGAGGTCGTCGTGACGTTGCGGTTCGAGAGGTTCGTGTAGGTGATCTGAGTCACGTTCGCCAGGACGCCGTTGTTGTCCGAAGTCGGGTTGCTCGACTCCGAACCGGGAGCGGTGTTCGAAAGGGCGATGACGATCTGATCGCTCTCGAGGTCCATGTTGTGGACCGCATTCTTCACGAAGTCGTTGACCTTGTTGAAGGTAGCCATCGAAGGAGTCTCCTGTAGAGGATGCGCGCGTGCGGCATCTTAGCATCATTCATGCAGGCGGACTAGGCCATTGCGGGTTGCGGGGGTCGGATGTGTTGGCCGGGATATCGCGCAGCGCCTGACGGTAGGCGGCCCATGCAGTGCGGTCCACGGGGGCGTCCATAGTTTGCGTCCAGTCGCAGGCAGAAAGCCGTCGGTTGCGCTCACGGCGCAATTCAGGCCACGCCTCTTCGATTTCTGTTGCATCGATCTCAGACTGCGTGAAAACGACCACCTGGTCATGTTCCCAGCGACTGAAGCGATCATGCGTGCCTTCGGCACAATGGCCGCCGACAGGTATCATCGCAGGGTCGAGATCGCCGGAAGTGGTGAATGTTCCTGACCATGAGCCATCAGCGTTGTATATGGTGAACTGCATCTTAAGCCTCCATTACGAGGGCTGCGACCACACCATCAACTGTGGCACTCCCGCTGGTGTTGTTTATATGCTTAACGGTGAAACCAATTGTGCCAGAAGTGCTTGTTGATGTCGCGGTCGAAACAAAAGTAGCTGGGCTTGCGTTATATGACCCACCCTCGAAAATCCATGCAATTGCACTCGTTGAGTAGTCGAGCGTCACATTGGTTCCTGTCGCTGTGACTTCTAGCCTTGGACTTTCGCCGCTTGAATACCCCCGAATCTGCGTCACAACCATCATCTTGGAGCCGCTTTTAACCCCGCTGAACGAAACTGTGTAAGTTGATGTGGCATTTCTTGCTATGGTTCCCGTGATGGAGGTCGAGTTCGCCACCGCAAGACCTGGCAAGCGATCCGCTGAGATCGTGCCAGCCGTGATATCTCCCGCGTTCAATGTTCCGCGAATGGTGGCGCTCTGGAACTCGGCAGTGCCGGTGTCGCGCGTAATTTTCCAGCCAGAGGTTCCGGCGACATAGTTGTCTGACTGGATCGTCCCGCTGATCTTGGCGCTCGTGATTGCAGCGTTCTGGATCTTCGCATTCGTGATGAGTGCATCACCGATCTGCGCGCTCGTCGTGATGATCCCGCTGGTCGCAAGCAGGCCGCCTGTGATGGTGTTGGCGACAATCTTGTTGCCCGTGATGGTAGCCGCAGCGATCTCTGCGGCGGTAACCGCGTTTGCCGCGATCTTCGGCGTGGTGATAGCATCCGTCGCGATCTTGGTCTCGGTAATCGAGCCAGCAGCGACATCGGCGATCACAAGCGTCCAGGCTGCTCCTGTCCACTGATAAAGCTTCCCGTCGGTGCGGTTGTAAATCTTTTCGCCGACGAACGCGCCAGAGCCAGGCAGACTGGTGACATCGCGGATGGCATAGAGGCCCTGCGCGGTGAACAAGCTGTAGATGCCGTTGGCGAAGTCTGCGTCATCCAAGTAGGTGGTCGTGGCGCTTACGCCGGCAGTGAACGCAGACTTGTTGCCGCTGAAGTCGACGGATTTCAGCCAGTAGTAGCGCGTGACGCTCAGGCCGAGATTGTTGCGGATGAAGTTCGACCCAGCCGAGATGCCGACCAACGTCGATGTCGCATAGTTGTCGACAGTGTTTTCATAGACCTCAACGTGACTGAAATCAGAGTCAGCCGGATTCGTCCATTTGATCTCGATATAGCCGAACTGCCCGTTCGCCGTGATCGCTGTCGGCAATCCTGGGGCAGTCGTGTCACCGCCGCCGGTAAAGGTGACGCTGGTCCAGCCGCCGCGTACGCCTGCAATGGTGACGGCCCGGACGCGAAAGATGTATTGGATCCCATCGATGAGCGGCGAAATCTCGATGTCGCTCTCGTCTGTGGTCGTCGCCGCATAGCTGCTATCTGCAACTGGCCTCCACTCGACATCGTAGTAGTCGACGAACTTGTTCGACACGTCATCCCAATTCAGGATGACAGAGTTGATGAACGTGCCGTCACCTTGTGTGCGCCCACCGCCAGATGCGGTAAGATTGGTCACTGTCAGCCCGGATGACGGATCAGGCAGGTTCGAATTGTTGCCGGTGATCGCGCTCTCTTCAGCCGTCCACGAGAATGCCGCAGAACTGGTCTCCCGCAGCGTCATCGTGACGCGTAGATCGCCAGCTTCCCCATTGGCGCCGAATGTCCATGAGACGACCTCGAACTCTTTCGCTGACCAGCCATAGCGATCGATCGTGAGCGCCACGATGTCGCCGACCTGCAACTCCAACGCAGCCATGCCGAAGTCGGCAGTGAAGGTGAGTTGCTCTCGGTTGCGGAAGAGCATCTGCTTCGCCAGCCGCTGCACAGTCGGCGACGAGGTTGTCAGCGGGAACTCGATGTCGACCGGGCTTTCGACTCCATCGTCCTCGGCGATGAATGCGGCAGAGCGAAGTTCAGGGTACTCGGCAGCGATCCACCGCTGGCCGGCATCGTTGAATGTCCCGCGAACGATGTTGAAGTTGTCGCGCATCGGCACGCGGGTCTGCGTGCTGATCTCCGACACGATGTCGTCGAGGGTCAACGTCTTGACCGGCGCGGTGTAGTATCCGGGCTTCAGCTTCCAACTGCCGCCACCCCACCAGAGCGACCCGCCGCAGGCTGTGACCATCTGTTGCAGGGCATCTTGAATGCTCTGATCTGCGGAGATCACGCCGTTGATCGTGTATCTCTTTTCCGTACCGCCGCCCGATAGGCTGACGTTCTCATCGCACACGTTGGCCGCCGCCGAGAAGCTGGTGTTGTCGATCGCGCTGTCCCCGAGGCCACGGGCGTCGACCAGATAGTCACGGATGCAGAGAGCAGCGTTGGCGGAAAATGCCGTCGTGCTGGTGCGCGGATCGAAGACCTTCTTCCCCTGCACAACGGCCGAGAACAGCGGGATGCCGTTTGTGAACACATCCTGATCGTACTCGAGCCGGATGTAGAGATAGGCGATCCCGCGCCCGCGAAAGTTCGAATTTATCTGCGCGCTCTCGGCTAGCAAGTCTGCATCAGTCGTCTGGGCGGCAGTTCCGAGGTGTTTCTTGACGCGGATCTTGGAGTTCCAGCCACCAGAGGTCACGAACCCGCTACCATCCAGCGTGGCAACCTCGTCGTTGATGTAGATGTCGCCGATGGCGTTGACCTCGTGGCCGGCGAGCACGATGATCATGTGCAAGTACTGGTTCGTCGTGCCAGTCGCCTCGAGGTAGGTGATGGTGCCACCCTTGCGAACCGTGCCGTAGACATAGTTCTGCGGGTCTGTCGCGCCCCGCGTGTTCGTCAGCAACCCGCGCATCTGACCGAAGCTGGGCTTCGGCGCCAGTGCCCGCAGAAGGGCCACCGTCACGATCGTGTAGGCGACATAGCCGAGGACAGTCGCAACCATCCCCGTGATGCCGACCTTGGCGAGCAGCGCGACAAATACCTGGGGCATTAGACCCAACTCCCTGCGACATGGTCGATGTCTAGGTATACCACGCCCGCAGCCAGAAGGAACGCTGCCTTCTCACCGTTGGCGATGCCCATCGCGTAGTCGAACGAGCGGTTCCTGTTCGCTCTAGCTACCACGAGTGCGCCCCGAGGCGGCACCGCTTCCCAGCGCATAAGACGCGCGTCGAGCGCCCTCTGTAGCGTCGGGTGCCCGTAGACCTGCGCGAGCGTCCTGCGGCTCAGTGGCCGCCCTGAGCGCCCCAAGTAGCGGCCCAGCCAATCGTCTGCGAAGCCGTGGCCGTGCATCCTATGCCAGGCTTCATTCGTGAACGTCAGACAGTCATGCGCGCCCCATGCGAAAGGCCGATCGGCGACCTCGCGCAGGTAATCTTGCAGGGCGTCAAGGTTGGGAGTCATTCGCTTTCTCGATCGTCCGTCCCCAAGGGATGTCTCGATCTTGCAGGTCTGCGACGTAGCTGAAGAACGTGTCGCCGGGATAGGCGGCCTGCTGGCTCTCATGCGTGTAGCGTCGAGGCTTCGTGCGCTCCAACTCCACTAGCTTCGAGTCGACGACAAGCGAGATCACGCCTGACTGCCCGTCCTCCGCGATCGTCATCACATTCATCTGGCCGCTGAAAACCTCGACGAAGTTCGAGGAGCCGGAAACATCGATCAGACCAAAGAGAACCCGGCAGCGACGCCGCTGGTAAGGCTCTGCAAGCGCCAGGCTGATGATCGTCGCATCGATGGCAGAGAGTTCGATCGTGATCGACTTGGCCGACATGTCGGCGACCTCCTCGAGGCCGCTGATCGTCAGAAGCGTGCCAGCGCCGAGATAGGTTTGCCCGTCGATCGTCCTGTCTCCGTAGCCGGTCCAGAGCCGCAAGGGCGCCGTGTCGAAATCCATCTCGATCGCGTAGAAAGGCTGGATGGCATCGCCCGCAAGCGCCGACAGGATGCCTGCTGGGATCGTGCGTGCCATCAGATCGCCTCCATCGCGCCGAAGGTGATGCCGTAGCGACCGATCTCATCGGCCGTCCTGATTGTCTCATTAGAAGAAAGCCGAAACAGGCCGCGAGGTGTTGCCAAAGTGGCAGTTGCAGACGACGCAGCAGATCTTAGAGCCGGCCAGATTTCCATTGTCCCGTTGCCGCTGCGATCTTCCAGAACCATGTAAAGCCGGGCCGTCGACCCGCTACCGAGTTGGAAATAATCGCCTGCCAGCAGCGTGCCTGTCATCGTGACGGTGACGCTACTCGCCCCCGCAGAACCAGTAACAGTCGCAGATGTTGCAGTCCCTCTGGCCGTGCAGCGACGCGGGTCGCCCAGCAGGAAGGTGCCAAACTGCCCGTTGAGTGAGCCAAGCCATGCAAACCACTTGGCCGCATTGATGTAGTCCATCGCAGGCAGAGCAATGTCAGCCTGCCACATCTGGCCTGCGTACTTATGCGCTTGGGTCGAGAGGGTGAATGGAGATCGACTGATCGCGACAGAATTGACCATTCGCAACTCGACGCTGCGAATGCCGGTAAAAGAGGGTATCGTGAGAGGATACGAAATCGCCATCAGAAGGCCCTCCCATAACTGCCACCGCGTCGCTTTGCATCTAGCACAGCCGCTTTTGTGTTTTCAGCGATCTCAGGCATCAGCGATTTGATCTCGGTGCGAACCGTCTGTTGCACGCCAGTCGAGACGTTGATGGTTTGATGGATCGTCACCCCTCCGCCACCACCACCCATCATCTCTCTGGTCTGTGCCGCGCTCATGATGCGGCCATCTTCCTGCGGCACAAAAAGTTCGCGGCCGTGCTCTCCGGTAACGACCGGCGTGCCGCCCTGCACCGTGCCGCCAGACGCGAAGAAGCCACCCATGCCGAACGTCGCCAATTTGATCGCGCTGCTGATTCCTTGGACCAATTGCTGGACCACGAGCACGCGATAGAGTTCGCGAATGATTTCGCTTGCCATCGACCGGAACGCATCCTTGGCGGACATCGTGCCATCGATCATAGCCATAAAGGCACTTTCCATCGTGCCCTCGACAGTCCTCATTATTTCTTGGAATTGCTGTAGTTCTTCGCTTGCTCGTCTGATTGCAGGAGGCAAACGTTCGATCGCGGCGGCACCGCCGCCAGATGTGCCTCCGCCAGTGTCTGCCGGCACGATGATGTCCTCCAGAACCGTCACTTCGCCGACACCACCAAGTCTGCGAAGTTCTTCTGTGACGGCCGCATAAGCAGCGCCTAGCCGTTCAACCTCGGCCGCCGCACGCGCCGCTGTCTGTTCTTGACCGGGCACTCCAGATGCAGCGAATTGTTGTGCCCGTTGCAGGGTAGCTTGAGCGGCGATGAGACTATTCATCAAATCGGTTTGCTGACGCCTTAGATCTTCTCCCTGTGCTTCAGGTGTCAGGTTGAAAATACTGTTCGCGCCTCTTGCAATGGTCTCGATGAAACTGGCCGTGCTCGTCAGCAATGGTGCAATTTGCAGCAGAGCCTGAGCCAATTGTCCGTTGATGACATCTGCCATCATCGCAAGGCTGTCGCTCGCTTCTCTGCCCCTCTCGACCATGTCCTGATTGAGGATGATCCCGAGTTCACGGGCTTTGTCGATCATGCCCTGCATCGCAGCGCCATTGTCAGAAAACGCTCGCTGAAGCAGCGTCGCATCGCTGGCAAGCGCCTCCATGTAGAAGGTCATCTCAGCCTGCGACACATTGGCATCCTGAAGCGCCTTAACGTAGGCGCCAAGTTTCTGCTCAGACGACAGGTTCGCAAACTGCTCGGCGGTCAGGCCGACCTTGGGTGCGATATTTTCGAAGAAATCTGCGAGCGGGCCGGCGCCAGTCTGCATGTAGTCGCCGAACTTGTCGTTCACATCCTTCAGAATGTCGGCCAGCTTGTCTTGCTCGACGCCGAATTGTCGCACCCCGAACGCAAGTTCTTGGAAGCGTTCGACATCGACCCCTGCGACAGCAGCGAGATTGTCGAGGTTCTTGACCATGTCAAAAGTCGATTTGACGGCTTGAACCGAGAACGCTGCGGCAAGAACCGGCGCCAGTCTCTTGGCCGCGTTCCCGATCATGTCGAACGATTTACTAGCGTCGCCGAGACCTTTCGTCGCCTGCTTGCTAAAGCGTTCGATGCGCTTGACGTTCTGATCCATCGCGCGCGCGAACTCGCGATCGCGAGCAGCGATGATGATGTTAAGCTGCTCTGCTGTAACCGCCATCGACTTGCCTCACAAGTTCGCGATATTCCGCTGCCGTCATCGCCTCGCTGCCTGGCTTTTTTGGTTCGTGCGCCCTTTGCCAACCATCGAAGCAAACCCAAGCATCCTTGGGGATCATATCACGGATCTCTTCGGGCCGTAAGCCGATCACAATGCCGTTGCCGATCAGGCGACGGACATCAAGTCGCTTCGGCGTTGGCCCGCGTTCTTTTTTTTTACGGTCGATCCGACATCAGGCATGAACGCCATCCCGAGTGCAGCCTGCGCGATCTGGTAAAGCCGCAGGAGGTCAGCCGGGCCGCAAGCCTCGATTACCTTGTCTGCCTCCGCGTCCTTCTTGCCGCCGCCGACCAGCGCGAGGGCGACGAGATCGCGAACCTCTTTCGATGATGGCTTCGTGCCTCTGCCGTAGAAGCCGTCCCACAGGTCGAAGATGCCGCGATGCTTGTCCTCGAACCGCTCGATCTCGCGATTGCGAAGGAGGAAAACATGGGAGGCATCGCCGAGATATTCGACGACGCCTCCCCGTGGTGCTTCAGCCGTGATGCTCATCAAGCGGCCGTGAACGTCACTGCGCCGGTGCTTTCGAGAGACAGAGAGTAGGTCACACCGCCCTCAGTCTCGCCACCGAACTCCAGCGAGGCAATGCGGAACGCGCCAGCATAAGTGCCAAAAGCAGGGACGGTGACTGTAAAGTTGCACTTGTTGTCTGCCGACATGGCGACAGTATTCATGCGGGCTTCCGAAGCACTATCCTCAAAGAAACCATCGCCCGTGATGGTCACGTTCTTGAGGCCGTTGAGCGTCTCTGTCCAAAGGGCGCCGCCAGGAGTAGCGCAGTCAGGAGTTGTGACATCTATCGACGTGTTGTTGATCGTCAGAGCCTTCGAGTTCAGACCACAGAGGTTTGAGAAAACTTCCGTGGGAGTAGCGCCGTCGCCGATCTTCACCAGCAGGGCGCGTCCAAGTTGCTTTGCCATGATCGGCCTCCAGTTTCAGGGCTTGCCCAAGGCCCGGTTTAGGCAACGGCCTCAAGCATGGCTTCCAAAGCGATCGTCGCCGTGTAACCACGCCCTTCGGCATCTCGCGTGACAGTATACGTTTGAAAAATCAGTTCGACCAGCGTGTAGCCCGTGACGGTGACGCTAGTCTCATTACGGTGCAGCGCCTCCTTGATCGCTTCGACGATCTGGACGGCTTCGACTCGGCCAGATGCCGACCGGCTGTGAGCCTCGATGCTGATGCCGACCGTCGCGCCTTCCTTCGTGTCGGTGTCGAAAGCATCCGGCGAGATGTCGCCGAAGCGCGCATAGGGGAAGGTCACATTCTGCGGCGGCTCGTCGTAGATCCGCGTTGACACAAGCGTCGTGACGCCGGCGCTTGCCTTCAGCGCGGCAAGCAATCCCTTCTGCAAGGCAAGGGCGAAATTGTCAGCCACGAACAGCCTCCTTCGCCGCCTTGTTGATCGCGCGCCTCACGGCGGATCTGTAAGACTTGGCAAGATAGGATTGGGTGGTTCTGATGTAGGGGTTGGCGTCGGTTGTGCCTCGGTTGCCCTTGGTTCTGCCGAACTCGACGGCTCGCGCCTTCTGTTGCGCCTTTTTCGTATCGGGAGCGGCATCGATGATGCCGTAGACGCCGTTGTCAGTTTTTTCGACACGCCCGGTGATCCAGCCCTTCAATTGCCCCGTATCGACAGGTACAAGCGTGCGAGCGACCCGAACGCCCCGCTTGACCTGCTTGTTGATCGTGTTGCCGATGTTGTCCCGAACCGTATCGGGCAGGTCAGCCAACTGTCTCGCCAGCTTCTTCGCGCCAAGCAGCTTCATGTCGCGACCCCGCGCTCCAAAAGCATTTCGAGCAGCGTGCCCTTCGCGTCGACCTGCACGATAGACTTGATCGCCCAGGTGTAGCCCCGAAGCGACACGCGGTCCGCGTGCGTGATCGCAGCCGTCTCGCTGTCTTTCCGCAGCCGAACAGTCGCCGTCACAACGTCGGCCAGCGCGCCGCCCTCGATCGCCTCTTTGCCAAGGCGCTCGCGGACATCGACGCTGCGCGACAGCAGCGACTTCCAGCCGGTGTAGATGTTCCCGTAGTCGTCGACCGCGCCGGATGTCAGACGCTGGACGGTCGCCCGCTCACGCAGCCTGCCAGCGTTAGCCATACCATGTCGCCCTTTCCGAGCCGATCATCTCGGCGAAGCCGAAAGGCACGCTTTGCAGATTGTCGGTCGTGCTGCTCTCGCGGTTCTCATACCAGTGAGCGACCAGCATCATCAGCCCGTGGCGGATCGTCTCCGGGATGCTCGCGGCCGTTGCCCCGTAGCCGGAGGAGTATTCCAGCGCGATCGCGTCAGGGCGAGCCTGCGTCGACGGCCATGCCTTCCCGGTCGCAGGCTTCACATACTTGCTGTTCGCCGTCCCCAGCAGGTCGAAGTCGGCCAGCGTGGCCGTCTGCAACACGCCGCTGGTGTCGTAATACTTGACCGCCGTCAGCGACTGGACGGGCTTCACGAGCAGGTAAACCTCGCCCGGATTTGCCGCCGTCCATTGCCGCCATGTCTGCGTGATGATCGCCTTGCCCAGCGCACCTTGCACATCGGTGAAGGCGACGGCCGCCGTGATGAGCCGGTAGATGAGATCGTCGTCGTCCGAATGCTCGACGCGCATCTGCGCCTTGACCTCTGCAACGCTGATCGGCAGCGCGGCCGGAGCCGTCACTATTTCAAGAGCCTCAAACGATTGCAGGGCACGAGCCATTTACTTGACCGCCTTTTCGACCTTGGGCTTAGATACAGCGCGCTCGACCATTTCCTCGCGGACAAGTTCGGCGATACCAGCGTCTACATAACGTTGCGCGATCGCATCCGGGTACTCGACCTCATCGCCGCGATTGTGCGAAAAGTTCGTGCCGGCCATCGAAGTCAACATTCTGATCTTCATCGTTCTCTCCTGTGGAGATGGGCGGGAGCCGGAGCCCCCGCCCGATTGTTATTAGGTAGCAGCGGTAATCAGGTGCTTGACCGCTGTCGTGTCGGCCAGGACGCCGTCGAAGCGGATGAGGCCGGCGATGCCGAGATCCGGCCAGAAACGCTCGCGAACCACCGTGATGACCGGGGCACCAACCTTGCGGACGTAGAACTTCGACAGGTCGCCGAAGATCATGACCTTCTTGGCAGCGGCAAGAGAGTCCATCGCCTGGTTGACGTGGTAACGGTATCCAAGAATGGTTCCCGGCACGCCGACCTGATAGTTGCCCATCTGCCAGAGATAGTTGTTGTCGCCATCCTTCAGCTTGCGGATCGCCGACAGCGTGCTGTCGTTGAACATGAACGCGGCCTTCGGGCTTGAGCGATAGGCCGGGTCAACCGAGTGCAGAAGGTCGATGATCTCGTCGGCGGTGATCGCAGCCGTCGCGGACGCGGTCTTGCCGAGCGAAGATCCGGTTACGATACCCTGAACGTCAGACGATCCCGAGCCGGTAGTCAGTTTCGAGTTCGCAATCCGGCCAAGACGCTCTCCAAGCAGGTTGCCGAGGATCGGCTCCATGTTGAAGATGCTGTCCTGAGCAAGTTCATAGGACCACTTCACCCACTGAGTGTCGAAAGCATAGGCATCGAGAGAGGCTTGCCCGAAGGTCACGTCCTTCGCGCCGGTATCGGTCAGAGCAGTGCCTTCGGTGTGAGCGACGGCCGTGACACTGGTATCATCGACGGTCGGGATCTTGAAGGAGGCGCCAGAGGTGGTGTTGAGCGTGGTGCAGATGTCCTCGTTGTACATCGGGCCAAACGCCTTCATGGCGAGGTCGATGAAGTTCGCGAGTTCTGTCGGCACAGTGAAACCACCAGCGGTGGTAGTGCCGGCAGTCTGAATGCGCGACTCGATCTTCTGCGCGCCGCCGCGAAGGACATGACGCACTTCGGGATCAAGGCCCTCAATGCCACCATTGCGAACCATCTCGTAGAATGCTTCGCGATAGGCAATTTGCTTGCCAGCATCGACGCCGCGACCTTCCGCGTTCTGCGGCACAGGACGCTTCGAGACATCGACATCACGAGCGCGCGACTCAATGTCGTCAAGTTTCGCGTGACGCTCGACCAGTTTGCCGATCCGATCGTGCTCGGCCATCATCGCATCGAACTCGCGCTCGATCTCGGCCGCACGGCTCTCGTCGGTATTCGCATTCACTTCGTTCAGTTTGGAGCGGGCTTCGGTCGCGATGCGCGCCATCTGCTCCCGCAGGTCTTTGACGTTCATGGCTGGTTCCTTTCGTTGAGCCATTTCACCAAATAGGCAAAGGCGCGCGCCTTAGCCGTTCTCACGGGTCA